AGCTGTCCTGCCACTTATCCGGATCCCACTCACCCATCTGGTCATAGGTGCTATTGAAGTGCTTGCCATCACGGTTAATGGTGTCGCCCTTGTGGTAGTAAGAAGCGGGGTTGTGGGTGCGGTCTGATTCGGTGGCGTTGCAGTTGCGCAGTTCCAGCCGGATGAACCCACGCTCACGCTGATCCTTAGTGGCCTTAGCAACCGCAGAGATCCGGGTGTCAGACCAGACGTTGGCAACATCCTTCAGGACGTAGTCCCGAACAGGGAACCGCTTCTCATCGTTGGCTTGCAACACCAGCTGGTAGGTGCGCTCCTCTTCTGTACGGGTATCAACGAACCGGCGGATATAGACATCCAACCCAGCCAAATCAGGAAGCTTCGATTCAGGCTCTCCGCCAGGCTTATTGCCTTTCTCATCAGCCATCGCTTCTTTCAGCTGGATCCGATCAGCCGTCCTTGGATCCCATGGATTTGCTGCAAGGCGTGCCCGGTAGTCATGCCCCCGGCTATTGCGCACCCAGATGTAGTCGTTCTCCTTGAACGTGTAGCCCCGACGTGCAATCACATCAGGCTGATCAGGGATGGTGCTGCTTTCAGCCAGCTTGTTCTTGAGGCTCAGCGTCTTACTGCCATTGGCCTGCCCGGAGCTGCCTTTCAGCCTGCCGACATAGATCCACTCGACTGACTGTGTCTTCTCAAAAGGATCACGAGCCCTATGGATACCTTTCGGCTGCCAGTTACTATCTTGTGGCTGTGCAAATTCGTGATAACCCTCACTTAAAGCAGCAACTTGGCCGAAGTTTGAGTTACTATTCGTGATAGTAATTTCACCCCCTGAGCGTGTCCAATGGTGGACAGCTTGGCCGATACAGAAGACACTGACTTCCTGAATTACTGCACGGTTAGTTGCACGGATGTGAAAATGTCCCCACTCAGGCTTAATGCGAACATTGTTCGGGTCAGTCTCAATAACCTCCTGATAATTCTTGGGTTCACGCCATCCATCAACAGCTTCGAGATAAACCTCATAAGCATTTTGGTCACGCTGCAGGGAGACTCCAGTGAACTGTGCAGTCACCAGACTGCGGAAGCCGCCTACCTTTGAGCCGTCATAATCAATGCCGCAGAGCCCATATTCTGATCTGATGGAACAGTTGTAGATGTACGGGCTTGCGGAAGCGGTGGTATCAACTACTTCTGTGGGGTTTTTAGGTTGCGGGCCAACGATTACATACTCACGCTCATCTGTGCTGATGTACTCGCTGAAGTCAATGTCATCACCAAACTTCTCATCAATCTTCTTATAGAAAGCATCCAGCTCAGCCTTTGATGCACCCTCAAAGCAGGTCAGTAGGTGGTGGCTGCGGGGATATGTGGGGCAGTCCATAAAGGTCAGCCCGTAGTAATACCCCTCACCAGTAGTGAGCAGGATCGGCATCCTTACATCGTTAGCCTTTGTCTCACTGACTGGGCACGGAACCACATCCGGAGTGAGGATTGTTTTCCTCAAGTCCAGTGACACCACGCTGCAACCACGCGGCAGGATCAGGCCACCACTGGTGGGGTTGAACTTATCTAGATCGTCCTCGGGGATCTCCTGCCCATCGGTGTAACCCCTCCTAGTGAAGAAGTCATGATCAGTGACGAGGCCTGGCCCGTTGTAAACAACGTTTTGCCCGCTAATGACGATCGTGACTTTAGTGCGGGCGTAGCTGCAGTTGGTGTGATAGTCCCTGCTGGTGAGGATGCCTGCTTCAATGACAGCCCTGTTCAGGGTGCGGAAAGGACGGTGATCGGTATAGCCACACTCCAGCTGCTGCTGCCGGATGCGCCGCATGATTGCGTCAGTCTGCCCAGCTCCCTCGCTATCACTATCGCCACTGCTGGCGTAGTCTCCAAACACAATCTTGTCGGACCCAATATCCGGGTTGACATACAAGATGTATGAGACATTCAGGGGGTCATTGACTTCAGTATCTCCAGGCTCAACTAATGGCTTACCCCCAAGCTGGCGAACTGCATCGTTGATCGCATTGATCTGATTACGGAACTGGCCCTGAGAGGCATCCTGATGCCCAACGGAGCCATCATCACCAGCTTGAAGTATGTAAGTCACACCAACACGCAGCCATTACGATTCCATTCTATTTATCTATATCACAAGGCTTCGGCCAGCTCTCTTGCAACAGCTTGATCTCTCCAGTGGTGACAAAGTTCGCAGTGCCAACCAATAAATCTGTAGGCCGAAGGTTGATGCTGTTTTGCGTGACCAGGATGTCAGCTTCGTAGAACAGATCACCAGGCATCTTGCAGTTATTCCACTGGCAGTTATCGCCACGGCTGATCATCCAGAACTCTGCAGTCGCTTCGCAGCCCTTCTCAGTCATCAGCAGCATCTCCATCAGCGGGAGACCATTGTTCTGTCCCTCAGGGAAGCACTCCCTATCAATGAAGAACTCGACAGCTCCACCACCAGTCACCAATGACTTAACGCTGTTACCCCACTTCTCATTGATAGATGTCACCTCAACGTTCTCAGCATTAAGCTGCAGGCTCCACTCTCTGATGTCACACAGCACCTGCCACATGTAGCCCCGATCAGGCAGGCCGGTGTAATCGATCTCGGCATTGTCATAGTCCTCAGTGCCTGCTGCCTCAAACTCCAGGTCATGACACGGCACATAGCCCTCATAGGCACTATCCCGGACGAGATATTCTGCGGCATCGACTAGATCGTTAAAGCATGTCGCCCAGGCATTGTTATAGGTGGAGCTTCCATGGGGGCCGATGCCAATAGGGCCAGCGCAGTTGACAATATCCACCCTCCCTTGTGGGCAGCCAGCCATTGCATAGCACCGATCCTCATAGAAGCTCATGTAGCCCAGTTCGTTTATGTGGACGAAGAATTCAGGCTCGTCGTCTTGAGGGAGTTCGTCTCCGTTTGCAACGTCAAGGGCTCGGGCATAGAACTGCGCATCATCAGCTGTCTGAGAGTCTGGATACGACTCAGTTCCGCGCTTGTAAAAGTTGTCATCATGGCTAGTGATGTGTGTACGGTTAGGCCCTAAGAACCACTTAGAGCCGAAGTACATTGCATATCCTTCCTGCTTCGTGGGCCACTGAGTCCCGTCTACCCAATGCGGTAACGCCAGGGTGCTGACCTTATCTCCAGTCCAATAACCCGGTGCTGATTCCTGTAGATGATTGCGATCGTAGTCAACCTCGCGTGCCGCGACGAGGAACGGATCCGGTGCCTTCCGCTTAAGTACCAGCCGCCCGCCAGAACCTAGAACTGCCATCAGAACACACCTTCACCAGGCCCTGAACACTGGAAGCTGAGCTGTACTGACTGAGCAGCACCTACATCAACGCTGGGGGAAACATTCGTCAGGATGCCTTTGTATCTCAACGCACCGATCATGTTCGGATTTGTGGTGCCAGGCCCAGGCTTCGGAACATAGTTCCAATTCGCATTAGCACCGTTCTTATTCAGAACAAAGTCCACCTCATGGACCTGATGGTGACTCTCGAAGATACTGTTCAGGAACTTATTAGCAAACTGATCAGCAGGATCGTAAAAGAGTGTGCAACTTCCGGTGGTATTACGAAGGCCGTGAATAAATTCCCTGTCATAATCTGATACCGCCGTCACATCAACTGCGTCCCGCTGGATGCTCAGCGAAAAATTCCGTACCTTGCCGACTTTTCTACCATCGACACGCATAAATCCATCGGCCCCAGTTAATACAGTCATCCCATCTCCAGAGTGCCGATCAGCCTCGTCTCAACTCTACTTAAATTAGGCTGCAGGCTTTCAATCCTCGGGCGCTCAAGCCATCTCCAGTCCAGATCATTAGGCAGATGTTGATGCAATGTCCTCTCCATCCCAGCCCACACCTCTTCCGGCAGGCGCAAGGTATAGAACCCACCCATGCTTTCGTGCCAGCTTCTTAGAAAGCCTTCGACCCAAATATCACTGCAGGTGTATGTCAGGAAGACAGTGGCATCGGCAGGACGTGAGCCGTACAGCCTGACTTGGGTAGTTCCAGCAACCGACGTGAACTTCTTTGTGGCCCACTCTGCAGGCCGATAAGTTCTCCTTTGTGGTTTTAAATCTGGATACTTAACCCTCATAGTTCACACCTTCGATGAGCCAATTACTATCTTGGTCCCATCCTTTAACGATCATACTGCGATCGTTACTATCCAAAGGCCAGTAGATAGCTTCGATGTCAACATTGCCGTCTTCATCAAACCCAACCTTCATCACCTTGTAGGCCTCAGCCTTGTTCTCTGTGTCGGCTAGGCAGAACACACAGTTAGTACGGTTGGTGCAGTGCTCACCGTCAAACTCCAGAGTCTCCTCAGTCACCTTGCGGGTGGCACCGTCCCACACCAGACACTTCTGCGGGCCCACAGGGACAACACCCCAGGTCGTCACCTTGCCATGACTATCGACGGCACCATTGCGGGGCTGGTCATACCGCACCGTCTCCATGCCGACCTTGATAATCGCGCCCACCTGCACATTCGCCTCGGATGGAACCGTCTTGAACGCCACCGTGTGTGTCACCAGTCGGCGGTAGCGGCACTCATACTTCGCCCGATCAATCGCGTGATCCAGGCTTGTGCAGTATTGGCTCATGTCGATCTGGCTCACAGGTGCGAGGTCTGAGGTCTGTGCCTCACGCACCGTTACCTCCCGTGTCACCGGGAACAATCCTTTCTTGTTCTCACCACCAGACTCTCGCTC